ACCGCTCTTGACGTCGCCAGTGATGCGAACCGGAAGTTCTATCACTCCCGAGTAGCCCGCTTCTTGCTCGCTGTCTGTGGCGGTTGTGACGACGAAGCTGTTTGTCGTGACGCTCCCAATGACGTAATAACCATTGGGAGGATTTCCCTGAAAATCCTCGATTCCCGGAACCAGTGCTGACGGCCAGGCTACGTCCAGATACACGGTGGAGCCATTTGTGAACCCGTGTGCAGTGCAGTTAATAGTGAGCGTCGTGCCGAGCCAGCTGGTCGTGCCAGTTTTTGCAGGAAAGTCAAAATACGCATAGTCGCCGACAACAAAGCCGTGAGCAGTTGATGTCAGGGTGATGGTTGTACCGGAAGTGGAGGCCTTGCCGGAGATTGCCTTGCTCACGTATGTGCCGGAGACGCTTGCACTTGGACTCCATCCGCACTCGGTCGACTTGTACTTCCACTGACAGATGTTTGCGATGCACTGTCGCTTCGGCGCTCGCACACCAGCCAAGTCGAACACGGCTGCCAGTTCAAACTCGATCACATCGCGTGTCTCGCTGACTTTGCGATCGACGTAGAAGATCTCACGCGGAAACTCTGCGGTCGGATCAGGCGTGCCGTATGGATTGACGCTGCCAGGGAAGTTGGCCGCATCGATGTAGCGTGCCAGCGTGCGAATCCGCGTGAACTTCGCGCCTTCAATCCCCTTGGGCAGTGACAGAATCACCGCCGTGATCGTTCCAAGGATGTTGCTGACTCGCACCTTGGGCCTGGGAAGCTGACCGTTGCCGCTGTACTCAAAGCCTTCGGCCTCAATCGGAAACCTCAGATAGGCGTTGCCGTTCCAGGTCAGCTGTCCGCTTGCGTTCAGGCTCGTCCCAGAGTGAAAGCGATAGGTGTCAGACACGCCATGCTGCAGTACATTCAACTCAAGTTCATACAGTTCGATGACTGCGCTTGGTGCAATGGCTTGCAGATCTGAAACTGGAACTGCCATGGTTACGGTTCAAACACTTGCGTGAACTTGGCGCGAATAGTGTTGAAGTTGCAGGCTCGAAGGGTGATCTGCCACGACTCGCATTTGTACTTGCCGGCGACGCCTCGAGGTGGAGTCCAGTCAAACGATTCGACGGCACCGCGTGCATCAAGAAAATCAGCGATCTCGTCGCGCTCGGTGTCGCTGCGCTCCGAGAGCACCAGATCCCACTCTTTCGGGTTGGTGTTGAGGCCGAAACGGATCCTTTGCTCGTAGCCATCGCCGCCTTGAAACTTCCGCACTCTGGGCTGACTGCCCTCGGTGGCCTCAAACGACGGTGTCCAGGTGAAGGTCGCCATGGTCAGATCCTACGCAGCCAGCAGGCCGCCTGGGCGGCGCTGCTTGATCAGTTCGGCCTGGACGGCCTGGGACACGGCACGACCCAGCGCCTCGCCCTGGCCGCCGTTGCCCTGCACCTGGGTGCCACTGGCGTCGACCGAGATGTTGATCACCGGGGCGGAGCCGCCGCCGGCTGCCACGCCCAGCCTTCCATCGCGCCCCCGGCGGAGAGGGACGATCGCCTCGGGGCCAGCCTCGCCCATCAGGCCGGTGCTCATGGCGCCGCCGTTGGCGAACTTGAACAGGGTGGGCTTGGTGACAATGCCACCCATCGCGAAGGGACGGATGCCATTCGTGTAGACGTTGCCGTTGGCGTTGAAGATGGCAGCGCCGATCGCCTCAGCTCCCGACATTGCACCACCAGCAGAACCGCCACCGATTGCCCCGATCGCCTGCATCAGTGTCCGCAGGACCAGCTGCTGGATGATCATTCGAGCGGTGTCCTTCAGGATGCTGGCAGCGAACTCCTGGAAGTTGGCCGTACCGGTGGTGACCAGGCTGAAGATCGCGTCCTCGACACCCTTGATACCGGTCTGCGCGAGCTGGGCAGTGGCCTCGCGCATCGTGCCGATCGACTCCACATACTGCTGTGCTCCATCCTTGAGCCCCAGGCCGATCCGGTTGTCTTGGCGGAAGCGCATGGCGTCGTTGAGGGCGATCTGAGCGGCGGTAGCTTCGTTCGTGAGGCGAACGTTCTCCACGAGGTTGTTGTTCAGATTGAGAATCGCCCCGGAATAAGCGTCGACCTGCGCCTGCGCCGCTGCCGCCTGCGGCGTTTCGCCCTTGCCTTGGGCCTTGAGGTCATTCAGTCCAGCTTGCGCCGATGCAAGGAGCTTGGTGAGAACTTCTGTCGACTGTTTCGTCCTGAGCGTTGCCTCTGCCTTCTTGACCTCAGACTCAATGATTTCCGGCCGCGCTCCTTCCATCTCGAGCTTGTTGCGAAGCGCTACGATCTCCGCGTTGTCCTTGAGAGCGGCGTTCTGCTGCCGCAGTTCGTCGGTGATGTCGAGCGTGAAGCCCTTCACCATCTCCGGCGTCATCTTGGAGAGCTGCTCCTGGTAGAGCTTCAGCAGATCCTTTTGCTGCTGGAGATCCGCTTTTGCGATGTCGACAGCGCTTTCGGCCGATACATCCCGGCGCTGAGCAGCTGCAGCGCCGGCTGCACCGATCCCATTCGGAGCGACAGCATTCGACTGGCCGCCGCTGGCGATGCCAGCGAGGTGGCCGAGTTCAAACTTCCCAAGGGGACCGCTCACCTGCATCCCGCGCCCAAGGGCGCCCTTGATCCCCATGTCGACGCCAGTCCAGCCCGGACGCAGCGTGAACGGAGTGCTCTGCGGCGTGTAGAAGTCACGCCCTGGATAGCCATGGGCAGAAGCCCCACGTCCGAGACCGAAGGACGAGGCCGTGCGACCGCCACCAAAGTCGAGCGCTGCGTCGATCATGGCCTCCAGAGTGGCGCCACGGACAGCTTCCACCAGCTGGCCGTGAAGATGCGCACCGGTAGACCTGCCACGGCTTGGGCCACTCTGCCCGCCACCCGTGTAGCCGATCAGTCCACCGCTGCCGCCAGTGGTGCCGGCCACCATTTCGCTCACCGTCACCGCAGCCATCGCCTGCGTCGACTTCACCTTTTGCTCGGCATTTACGATGGCCTCATTGGCCTGCACAACGCCGTCGAGCATCTGCTGCAAGTCACCGACGAAACCGGCGACGAGGCTTGCGGTTGCGCGAGCTGCCCCAGTCTGCTCCTTGATCCAGTTCTCGCGTTGCTTGTTCTGGAGCTGCTGCTCGTACTCGTACTTCTTCCGAATGAGTTCGATCTGATGCTGAAAGACAGCATCATCCATCGCAATTCGAGCTTTCGCGAGCGACTCATCGAGCTGTTGCTGCCTCTGAGCGAGCGACTCATCGAGCTGTTGCTGCCTCTGAGCTACTTCGGCTGCTTCACGTTCCGCCTTTTCAAGCGCCTTGCGATCAAGATCGCCTTTCTTATTGGCAGGATCTTCAAACTGGATGAAATCGCGCTTCTTCTTTAGTTCATCGAGGAGCTTTTGCTCAGCTGTGATGCGAGTTGTCAGCTGGGTGCTGACATTCAGCAAGATGTCCTGCCGCCTCTTGTCAAGCCCATCTGCGCTGATCTTGTTGATGACATCTTGGGCTTGCTGAAGGGCTCGAAGGTTCTGTTGAATTCCAGCAAACGATTTCTGCGGCGTTGCAGCAGCTGCAAGAGCTTGCGCACGCCGAAGCGCTTCTTTCTTCTCGCTGAGGCTCTGGTATCCCGCTCCAAGGGCGCCATAAGCATCTGATGCCCTTGCCTGAAGGTCTTTAGCGCGATCGACAGCCCCCAGTTCTGCCAAGCCGTCTCTCACAAAGCCAAATGAGCGAAGCGCTCGCGTGGCCATATCGGCGATCTTGATGATGATGCTCTGGATCGATGCAGTGATCGGCTTCACGACGGCGCCGAATGTGAGCTTCAGTTCATCCATGGCCACTTTCATGCGTGCCGTGGAGTCCTCGGTCGAAGCAGCCATCTTGGCCGATTGCTCGCCGTACTTGTCACTCAGTGACACTGCGAACTTGATCACGTCATTCAGACCGACGACACCCTGCTCTAAGTCTTTCTGGAGCTGCGGCAGGGTGCGGCCGGTGGCTTGCGCGAACATTGTGACGGCGCCAGGCAAGCGCTCACCCAGCTGCCCCTGCAGCTCTTCGGCTGACACCTTGCCCTTGGAAAAGATCTGGGCCATGGCCGTCAATGCGCCCTGGACCTGCTCCGCCCCACCGCCAGTGGCCTTGATGGCCTCGGTCACGCCACGGAAGACCACCTCGGCCTCGTTTACTCCACCACCTGCGCCCTTGACCGCAGCGGTTAGCTGCGTGAAACCTTGAGTAGCCTCAAGAACAGGAACATTCAACTCTGCGCCGGCCAGAGCTATCACTTGTTGGGCCTTTGCATACTCTGACGCAGAACCGGCTACACCCTTGAGCGCAATCTCAAGACGTTTAACCTCTGCAGCAAACTCGCCAGCAGCAGTCATGCTTTGACGGAACATGCCGGCATAGGCTCCAATTGAGGAACCTATGAATGAGCCAGCAGCAAAGCCTGCGGGGCCGCCCATAAGGGCACCGATGCCACCACCGAGAGCACCCCCGAGGGCGCCCTCTGGACCGCCGAAGATGCCGGCAGAGGCAATAGCACCAACGCCCTGGCCGATGTAGCCGATCTTGCCTCGCAAGCCGCCTGTTTCTGTTTTCTTAAGCTGGCGATCGAGGATCTGCAGTTCGCGGGTTGCTTGCCTGAAATCTTTTTCGGTGGCGTTTACAGAGTTGCGCAAAGCATCCCAAGCTGTTCGCTGGCTGCGCAAGCTATTGATACTGCCATCGGAAGCCCTAGCAGCAGTTCTAATGCTTTCGGCTACTTCTTGATAAGAACGCCCCATGCGTTCGGCCTGATTTGCAGCTGTCTGATTGCCAATGCCGGCGATACCACGGAATAGCTCACTTGGAGCAGGAGGCCCCTGCATCGGGCCGCTTCGAGCGGCTGCTTCGGCTTCTTGTCTTCGACGGTTGCGGTCGATCGATTTCTGAATCGCAAGCCTATCTTCAAGTCCTGTGGAGAACTGAAGGAATCCGCTGCTAACATTGCGACTTTGCTCAAGGCGCCTGCGTGCAGCTTCGACAGCAGGGTTTGCAAACTCTTGATTGAGCTGTCGCTGAACCTTGACAATTTCACGCGAAACTCGGATCCAATCTTCGCCGCCACGACTGACGTTGAGAAGCTCTTGCGCCAGCTCCGTCATGCGCTGGTTCAGGCCAGCGGTAGTGTCAGGCAGGTCTGGCAGCTTAGGAGTTACGGTTTTAGTGCCGCTAGAGCCTGGACCCAGTGGTCCCTGTGCGTAAGCTTCAAAGTCAGCGATTACACGTTGCCTGCCTACAGCTGCGCCAAATGGCTGCTGACGACGTTGGATTTCGGTAAGTTTACTTGTATAAGCTTTTTCGTAGACGCTAAGTTCGCTTAATTGTCGACGCAGTGCTGCAATCTGCGGATCAAACGTAGCAGCCTTAGCGCCTACAAACTGCGTTGATTTTTGGGCATCCGTAAACTGCTTGATGCCAGTTGCGGCTTCCTTGTATGCGCTGCCTAGCGCTTTGACATCCTTGCCAAGTGTTTGATAGACAGTGCCGCTGATTGACGCCTGGCCTTGCAGTGCTTTAAGAGCATCAATCTGACCACGGATGACCTGCTCACTGGTCTTGCCAGCTTTTCCGAACTCAAGGATCTCCTTGCGTGCCTTGGCCAGTGCGGCGTCGCTCGGACCAATCGACTGCTCAAGCCCCTTGAACGCTCCTTTGAGCTTGTCAAAGCCCTCCAGCCCCTCAATCTGGGCGAGGATCCTGACTCGTGCGACCCTTTCAGCCATTGTCGTTCAGAGCCTCCATGGCCGCAGCTTCCATGACCTGGATGCCCTCAAGCATGGCCTTCGGGTCATCCACCGAGTATAGGTCGCACAGCCACCGCAGCACCTCGTACTTGAGGCCGGTGTAGCCGCCCATCGTGACGTTCCACTGAGTCTGCATGCGGAGAAACATCATCACCACATCCCAGTTCTCCTCCCAGACCTCGAAGTCTTCGGACTCGGTTTCGGAATAGGGGAGGACGATCCCCATGAGCTGAGCATCGTCCTCGGTCCCGTCCTCGACTGATCCAGCGGCGGCCCAATGCTGAGCCGCCTCCTTCAGTTTTTTGCCTTCGCACCTTCGAGCGTCTCAAGGTAGGCCTTGATGACGCCCTTGGTGAAGCACGGATCATCCATCTGATCCTGCAGCGCGGCTTTCGTGAAGGGGATGTCCTTGTCGGACTCGTCCTTCACTGCCTCCCATCCCACGAGAACTGCTTCGATCAGGTCGGTGTCGCCCTTGTCGATCAGCCTCTGGAATTCCTTGCGACCCACACGCTTGAAGACCGCGTCAAAGGACTCGGTTTCAAAGCTGCCGCCGTCGATGGGGAACTCGACGGAGACAGGCCACTTGAAGGTCTGGGACTTCTTGCGAACGAAAGCCATGCAGTGATGCTCCTTAGATCAAGAGAAGACGAGGTTCAGCTCGTCGTTGCCGGCGCTGGTGGGGATTGCCACGTAGGGCAGGCTCAGCATCTGGACGCCGTCGCTGTCACTGTACGACGGATTGCCGATGTCCACCTTCGGGGCCAGGATCCCCACTTGGTTGCCGGCGGTCGTGCCGTGAAGCAACGACAGGCGGCCCGTGGTGTCGTTGTTGGCGATCGTGAAGTAGTCCTTCTGGGCGATCGTCGGGGCCTCGATCATGCAGGTGCCGGAGGGGGCACGGTTGGTGATCAGGACGGTCTTCGTGCAGCCGACCAGCTCGCGATAGGTGACCTCGTTGGCCATGTCGAGGCTGCAGGACATCAGGCAGCCGCTGTAGCTCAGCAGGCTGAAGGCGCTGGCATTGCCGGCCTTGAAGATCTGCGGCGTCGCCTGGTTGGAGTAGGTGACGGTCGGAGCTGCAGTGTCCGTGGGGGCGTTATAGATGCCGGTCATCGTGAAATCGATGGTCGGAATCGCGCCGACTTCAGTGTTGAGACTGAAGGTGCCTCGGCAACCGGTGGCCTTGTGCAGGATGCCGTCGTTGTTGAAGTAGATGGTGGCCGACTCAAAGCTGCTGCTCACCGGCTTGTAACCGGCGTTCGGCGCAATGCTGTAGCCGCTGGAGGCTGCAGGCGTGAACGCGGTGGTGATCGGCTGAACGGTGGCAACCTTGGTGCTGCCGACGTAGTCGACAATCAGGCCGGAACTGCCGCTGCCGGTGCCGCTGGTGATGCTCACCACCATGCCGTTGTAGAAGCCGTCAGTGGCGCTGGCGCCAGCAGCCAAGGTGATCGAACCGGCGGCACCGGCAACGGCGGAACCGGTCACAGCGGCAGCCAGGAGCGTCTCGGCCATGCCGCAGGCGCGAAGCAGGGAGTTGAACTTCGGAGCCGTGCCGCCCGTGCCGGAGCCGGCCATCTCCACCTGGAAGGTGACGGTGACGCGGGTCTGCGCGAGCAGCTGATCGTAGTTGCCCAGGTAGGGGCGGATCAGGTCGCGGCTGACAACGTTGGCCTCGATCGGGGTGATGTCCAGGTTGCGAACCAGGATCGCATCGGTGCCGGCGGGAGACGAGTCGGTTGCGTAGGTCGTCTCAATCTTCGCCAGGATCAGTCGCTTTCTCGTCAGAGCCATTGCTGGTTACCTCAGGTTTGGGGGTGGAGCTGGCCGGCGCCGCTTCTTGCGCAATGAGCTTCCGCTTGCCGGTTTTCGGGTCGATGACGTAAGACCCACCTACGCCATGGTATTCGTCGACTGTGATTGCCATTGTCAGGCTCCCAGGTTGGCAACAGAGGTTCTGTACTTGACAAGGTAATCGCACATGGCGACGCCCGCAGGAACATCAGCCTCCACTACCTCGAACTCTACTTGGAATGGCTGAATATCGATCGCCAATCCACCAAGACTCAGGTCCGACATCAGCTTTGCGTGTAGCGACTCGATGATCGGATCAGCCGCCTGATCTGGCACGTTGGCACGCACCACCACAGCCACGCGGACAAGCAGGGTCCAGTCCAGTGTGGGCAGGCTGGTGTTCTGCTCGCAGCGGTCCTTGAGCGGCTCGACGATGACGGCAGGGCTCTCGCCCCTTGCCAGCGGCTCCACGCGGCTGCGATAGATGCGGCTGCCGACGCCGGTCGTGCCCGTGAGGGTCGTGCGGATCGCCGCCAGGATCTGTTCGCGCTTGGTGCTCATGCTGGCTCTGTCTCAGTTGGGATGGCCTGGGGGAGCACGAGGGCTCCCCCAGGGTATTCATCAGGCCGGAACCTCAGCCCAGATCAGCGACGCATCGAGCGATGCGCCTGTCAGGGCGGAGGTGGAACCGAACGCCAGGTAGCAGCCAGGGGCCACGATGATGGCGCCCCTGATTTCATCCACGAACTGAGCGATGGTCGGCGCAGCACTGGCGGCAACCGCGCCCAGGCAAAAGGACGGGGCCAGCAGCGCAGAGGCCAGGGCACCAGTGTTCACGACGTTCGCCATCGCGTAGCCGACGCCGCCGGTCGCCGCCAGGGAGTAGAGGTTACGGGCGGCGGTCTGCGTGCCGGTGACGGCGACGCCGCCCTGGTTCACGCCCCAGAACGCAAAGCCGACGTTACCGGCCGCCGTGCCGGTGGTACGGACGCCGAGCCGGGCCTGGATAATCACCAGATCGATGCCGCTGGCGGCGGGGTTGAACAGGCCAAGCAGCGGGGTGCCGGCGGCACCACCGGTAAATGCGGTGGGGTTAGCAGCGGCGACGCCGGCCTGATAGACGCGGCCACCTTTGGTCAGCTGGTAGAAGTCGGGATTGAGCTTGGAATCGAGGATCTCACCGAACGAGCCAGCGGGGACGTTCGGAGTACCCGCACTCTGGCGGGTGGACGGCAGTGCGCCGGCTTGTCCTTGGATGAGCATGATTGCCTCCGGTCAGTTGGTGATGTTGGAAAACTGGTTGGCCTGATTGAGGTAGTCCCCAATCAGGCTATCAGGTTCATCTGCGACGCACCTGGGCTTGTCGCCCATGGCAGTTTCGTATTGATAGTGAGCAACTGCACGTAGCGTCGCAAGAATCTGATACAGCAGCTCATGGATTGACTGCTGTGATTGGTTGGATGTTGCAGACGAAACAGTGAGTGCACCCAGTGAATCTACTTGGATCGGCCGCGACGTACTCGTGCTGTCGATGCCGCCGACTGTGACCGGCGAGGCGAAGGATAACGCTGCCGTTTGCGAGGTCAGCGTTTGTGTGTAGTTGCCGTAGAGTGCGTTGTAAGTGCTGAGCTGAAAATTGGGGCGAAGGATACCGCCTACTCCAAGGACGCCCGATGCGCCGCCTTGTTGAACGGTAATTCCGCCGATTTGGGCAATGCCAACCGCAAGGTTAGAGGGAATAAACGGTGCAGGCGTTGACCTCATTGTCACAACCGTGCCAGCTGTGCCGCTTGCGTAAGAAGAAAGAATAATCCTGAACCATCGCGCTGTCACAGGGAACTGCCAGGTTGTTCCAGCTGCGGGGTTTGCAGCGCTTACCTGTGGAACGCCGACGCCCGAGACTGGCCAACCACCAGCATTGCCACTGGTAATAGGGTATGTAGGGTCGTTGGTTGCTTGAAACGTAAAAGTAGCACTAGCACCGCCAAAAAACGTAACAACAATCGACTGATACCCAGTGGTATCAATCCAACCCGTTGTCGTGCCGCCAACGCTGTTCGCGGTGCCAACGAACGTCTTGCCATCCGTGAGCTGCAGGCCGCCGTCCGTGCCCACCCTGGCCCGCTGCACGGCGCCCGTAGGATCCACGCCTCCGATCACCGCCGGAACGCCCTGATCGAGCTGCACTGGGTCGCGTAGGGTGACCTGCAGCGCCGGGCCGGCTGGATTAGTGGGGTCAGGGATGGCGTCCTGCTGCAGGACCATCCCTGCCAGGGTGCTGTCAGCAAAGTCAAAGCTCTCGCGGGCTGCCGACAGCAGCCCCCCATCGGCCACCGGAACTCGGTCGCCCTGGAGGTTCGGAGTCTTGGCGTTGAGGCTTGCCAAGGTGGCCTCAGAGGCACCCAGCGCAGGGATTCGACTCAACAGGGATGTCCAGTTCTGCAGGCTGCGCTTGATCAGGGCTACAACGCTGAAGCCTCCGCTATCTGAAGCAGCCGGAGCGTCGTTCAGGTTGCCCAGATCGGCGTCAATACTGCTCAGGCTGGCATTCCCGGTCGCTTGGTTCGCTGCCGTGGCCGCCCCGGTAGGCAGCATGCCCTGACTGGCGCCAGCATCGTCGACGAGCACCTGCAGGCTGTCCCCGGCGCTCATGGTGCTGGTGTCGACATCAAGCAGCAGGGTTGTCTGCCCGCTGGCGGTGCTCACCGTCCCGCCCTTGCTGGGCTTGTTGAACTGGTACAGCACGACGCCCTGAGCGACGTTCGTCACCAGCAGGAACTGCTCAAGGGCGTAGGTGCCGGGCACCACGATCGTGCCGGCGCCGGCTACTCCAGGCGTAAACGTGTAGCTGGTGAGGAGTTGTTTGGCCATCAGCTCAGCGCAATCCCGACTGCAAGTCCATCATCGTCCTGACCGTCGACCCATGTGCCATTCTCGCGCACCAGGACGTCACCGTCCTGCGCATCAGTGACATCCACGTCTGCCAGATCGGACAGGCCAAATTCGCGAGGCTGACTACCAGGCGCAACCGCATCCGGCGCGAGCTTCGTCAGCATCAGTTCAGTGAAGGCTCCGTCATCCACCTTCATCGCTTCGCGCACCTGATAATTCACGCCATCGACGGTGATTCCATCACCGTAGAGAAGGTGCCCGAGCTGTGATGTTTTGACGGTCAGCCTGTAGTCCGTCGTGAGCACCATGCCATCAGCAATGACCTGGGACGGCATGTCGAGAATGCCGCTCGCCGTCACTGCGCCGCTCGTGCAGGTGACGCCGAAGTCCGTCAGGAACAGGTCGAGGTCTTCGCTCAGTGCCACGTTGGTTCCAAGAGAAAGGCGTCCCCCACCCAAGCGAGCAGGGAACGCTGGTCAGGTCGGGATCAGCCGTACTTCTTCACGCCCACGGCATTCACCGAGAAGGTGAAGGAGGGAGTGGTGCCGCCCAGGGTGTAGACGATCCGAATCCAGCGACGGGCCTCGTCCTTGGAGATGGTGATGGCCTGCTGGGAAGCGGTGCCGGTCACCTGGGTGAAGGTGGCGCCAGTGATGTCGCTGTAGGTGCCGCCGGAGGTGTCGGACGACTGCAGTTTGATGTCCAGGGTCGGGGTGGTGCCGGTGCCGGCAGCCGAGTCCAGGACCATGAACAGGTCACCGTCCAGTGCCTGGACGTCGATGCCGGTGCCGTTACCGGTGGCGGTACGGGCGGCGGTGGGGTGGAAAGCGGTCAGCTGGAGCTTGTCCAGTGCCTGGCGAAGGATGGTCATGATTCAGCCTCGGAGGTGGAGGTGGGCTTGCGGGGGCGCTTGGGAGCTTCAGGCTCCGGCTGCGGTTCAGGCTCGGGCTCGGGCTCAGGGACAGCCTGAGCCTTGTTCATGCGAATCAGCAGGTTGGCGACAGCCGGGGTGACCTCTACAAAGGAGCCGGCCTCAACCGGCTCCCCAGAGATCATGACCGA